TCCGCCACAACAAACGGTACTTTGTAATTGTATAAACTTACAATACTATCAATTCTATCACTAATCGTTGCTAACGACACTATCAGGCAATAACAAATCTATTTTATTGTATAACTCATCTAAGGTACCTTCATTATTGAGAATGCTGGTCACACCCTCAATTAAATCCATTTCTTTCTCAGATGCATGTTCGTCACCGCCGTTTAAGTTAGGACGTTCAACTCTCCAAACAGTACCACCCATTTTTAAAATAGCGTCAACTTCATGCTGAAATCTAACATCACAAATCACAACATCCAGGTTTTTATTTTTTTGATACCACTGTTCAAATCTCTTAACCCAAAACCCACGACCAATGGATTTTAATTCAGGGATGTACTCTGGCATATCATATTGGAATACTTCAGTTCCCATGATTTGTAAAACGAGTCTTGGTGTTATTCCCCAGGTTGGGTCAATAACGTCTTTTGCGTCACCAAATACTTGATCTTCAGTAAACCCGAACAATTCCATAGCCCCACGTTTTATTGGGTTTGCAAAACTGTATTTTGTAAAATTTTTATTTTGTACAAGATAATCGCCAGATGTATCTTTACCTGAGCGTTTTTTTCCGATTATTCCAATTAACATATGTGTAATTTATTTACACAAGAATAATAAAAAAAAATGATATAAGCAAATAAAAAAGGCCAGAAATTTCTGGCCTTTTTCTATTAGATTGTTGGAATCTGTTTTTGTCCGTTTTTACTGATGTCATCAAGAAGTTGTTTCATAACCTCCATCATATTAGTGGAATCCAATTTCATATCAGTGTTTCTACTAATGATCTGAGCGGCTTTTTGTGCCAGTGCTATTCTTGCGGATTGATTGATTTTTGATAAATCATAATTACCAACCGTATCTGGTAAGAATTTTTCTGGTGTGCCAGGATTAAACTGAGGGGCTTGAGCTTGTTGTTGCCCAACTTGACCTTGTTCACCACCACCAGCTTTTATATCTCTTAACATTCTTCTGTATGCTGTTACATCCATGTCTGCGCGATTGATTAATTGAACCATTTTTTGTTGTGGTACATTAGCTAACGCACCTAAAACTGTTTGTAAGAAGTTTGCTAACTTTACACGGTTAATTTGCTGTCCATACGCTTGTTTATATTCAGATGCGATTTTAGTGCTTAAATCTGGTACAACTCTAGCTAATTGGGTGAAAATTCTACCACTATCGCTATTTTTTACAGCATCTTGTCTACCTTGTTCCATTTCAGGTTGGTTTTCACCAAATTCTTTTAGAACGCTTTCAATTATTGAATTTAGGTTATCATGTGCTTCAATTAATTCCATTAATTCGATCGATTCTTCAAGACGTAAAGGCTCCCTTCTGAAATCCAAATCCGTAAAACCATCAGCACCCTGTCCAGTTCCAGTTCCTTGTCCAGAACCACTACCTTGTTGTCCACCTTGTCCAGAACCACCACCTTGTTGTCCACCTTGTCCAGTTCCAGTTCCTTGTCCAGAACCACCACCTTGTTGTCCACCTTGTCCAGTTCCACGATTTGATCCAGATGTTAAACTACCTTTCTTAGCTAAATCGATTAAATATGAGAATATCGCATAAAAACTTTTGATCAGGTTAGGGAAGTTTTGTAAAAACTCTCTTCTTGCGTTATAAACAGCGTTTGCTTGCGATTTACTTGGGGTTCTTACAGCCGCCTCCGATAGTTTATTGATGCCAATGTTTTTAAGTTGATCCATTATGTTATTACCATTCTTAAATTGAGTGGCGTAAACAGCTTTATTAAAATCACTTACAAATATTTTTAAACTTTTTGGGTCAGATTTCAATAATTCGTTAATATCAATACCAACAACTTTATCATCGGTAATTTTATTAAATATTGGATTTGATTTTGCTTGTGCAACAAGTTTGTTTAAATTTTTATCACCAGAATTAAACTTATTAATCATTTTAATCAAATTACTTAAACGCATAACATGTGTTTTAAATAATTTTAATTGATTTTGACTTAACCCTATGTCGGCTAAGCCCTTATCACTTGTATCAACATTAGTCGCTCTTGTGTTAATCGATCTCATTAAGCTACTATCAGCTTCTGCTAACATATCCATGTCACATAATGATTCGTATAACTTCAAATCCTCTTCCATTAATTTAAGGATATCGTCAATGTCATTAGGTTGTGTTACTTTACTAGTTACACGACCACCACCGCTATATTGTTTAGTTGCATTTCCGCTACCGCCTTTTCCGTAGGTATCAGTGTTTGTTTGCGCTTTGAAATTAAAGATGTCTTGAAAATATTTTTTAAGATTGTCGTAAAGTTGTTTGTTGTTTCCACCACCCTGTTGTTTGTTATCACCACCATCATCTTTGTTAGGATCATCAACAACATCTGGGTTATCTTTTGTCCCCTCAATAGGTCTGATATATTGAACCAAATCATTCATTATTTGTGCACGTGATGATTTTCTACCTTTGTACCTGCCTAATGCTGTTGCAACCGCACCAGCGGCTAACAAAATACCTAAACCCTTTAATATTGGTGCAGCAACAATTGCTTTAGCACTTTTAATTGTGGTTGTTTTTGCAACCCAAGTTGTGAAAGCCTTAGTTACCATACCAACTAAGTTACCGCCAGACACCGTAACTAAAGTGTCACCAGCCATTTTACCCGTACCAGCCCAAGTTCCAGTAAAAACTTGTTTTAATGTTGTTCCGTGTTCAGTTGGGTTTGCAACGATAGCAGATAATGTTTCTTTAGCCGCAGCTGGATCTCTAAATATACCACCTTGTTGTGTTATAATATCAACACCAGTTTGTGCATTACCACCACCTAAAGTTTTAAGTGCGGCAACAACATCATTCGGATTAGACGATGGGCTTAAATTAAGACCCATTGTTCTATTCATTATTTGAGTCATACCCTCACCTGGGTTTACATTACCAATTAATTCCTGAGTTGTTTGTTTAACCGTTTCTGGTGTCATTGTGGTAATCTTTTCTGGTGGGAAAATATATTCAATTAACCAACTCAAAGCACCAAATGAAGCGCCAGCCCCCAATAAAGCCAATGGTAATCTCCATGACTTTAATGTTTTCATTCTTTGAGTGTCATATGCTTTTAAATCACCACTTTTAACCGCCGCCTTTGTGTCAGCAAATTTACCAGCAACTTTAGCTTTAGTAGCATCTAAATCGGCTTCATATAGTTCATCTTGACCATCTTTTCTAACGATCATATTACCATCGAGTTTAAATTCAGAATTCAACCAATTACAAAGTTGTTCGGCTGATTGACCGTGTGGTCTTACACCATAAACATCTTTGTACATATCACTATAAAAACCATAATCACTTTCAACTTTATCAGGTGTAATCCAATTTTCGGTACCAATTTCCGGCATCAACTGGTAGATAACCTTTATCGTTTGGTTTTAACTTAGTTGCAGCCACTAATGAATCATATAAAGTTGCAATTTCAATAATAGTATCCAAAAACTGTTGTTGACTTTTGTTATTAGGAAATTCTGGATTAGATTGTTTGATACTTCTATCTAATTCTTTGATTTTTTCATTACCTACTTTATCAAGTAAAGCTGTTATTTGTGCCAAAGCCTTAGCATCGGTTTGTGATTTACCGAATATTTTACCACCAGCTTTATATCTACCCAATTTTGATAAGGCATATTTTACATTTTCCCAGGTACCTTCATTTAAAAGTTCATTTATTTCTAAATTAAGTAACTCAGACTCGGATAACAAAGGAAGACCCATATGTCTTCTCATGTCATTTACTTCATTTAATACATTTGGTTTTGTTGCCATGTTTAACTTATTGTTTATTTAAATTATTCTTTACGTTTTGTCTTGCTCTCTCCAGAATTGAAATTATTCTTTGTTCCATTAAAACCTCACCACCATGTTCGGTTTCATGTTTAACCAAAGCGTCATAAATCTTATCACCAAAATATTCAAGATCGTCTTTTGAATTTAAACTAGGTCTTGCCTTAAATTGATTTTCGTTTAATAATGTTTTTAGTTTTTGAATAAATTCATTTGAATCGTTATAATCATGAATAAAAACATAAGCAGCTTCGCAAAAATCAAATGCAATCTCTTCTGGGTTATTTCTCATCTCGTAATTCAAGTCAGCCATATCTAAAATATGCATAACTGTTTTATCAGATAATAAAGATTCGTAAAAATTAGATTCTGAATCACCATCTTCACCTTCAGTTACTGGTTCTTCAGCTGGAGCTTCTGTACCGTCAGTAGCGACAGTTGTGTCGGTTGTGGTTGTATCCATTTCTGCACCGTCAACAGCAGGTTCACTTTGATTTGTATCTAATAAATCGG